CGAGGGTGAGCGTGCCGCTGGTGGTGATAGGACCACCGGAGAAGCTCAGGCCCGTGGTGCCGCCCGAGGCGTTGACCGATGATACCGAGCCAGAGCCCACGCCGACAGCCACGCCGTTGACGAAAAGCCCAGTCGCGTTAACTGTACCGGTGCCCTGCGCGCCGCCAGTTGGGCTCCCAACCTGAAGACCGCCGGAAGGGTTCAGGGAGGTGATGTCGGTGTTGGAGCCAGAGGCCGCCGCGCCAAGCGAGCTGCGCGCGGCGCTCGCGGTGGTTGCTGCGGTGCCGCCCTGCGCGATGGACAGTGGCGTAGTCAGGCCCGTAAGGCTCGTAATGTCGCTGTTCGCGCCCGAAGCGGCTGCGCCGATTGTGGAGCGGACACCGGCGGCCGTTGTGGCGGTCACAATCGCGTCAGCGAAGCTGGTGATGCCAAGGCTCAAACGAGCGCCGGATGCTGTTGTCGCGCCCGTGCCGCCGTCCGAGATGACGATCGGGGTCGTCAGCGTTGTCGGGTCGGAGGCAAGAACCATGTTCGTGCCGTCGCAGTAATAGATGCCGCGCGCGCCCTGATTGACCTCGACCGGCGTACCGCCGCTGGTCCGAAGGAAGAAACTGAAAGCGCCCGTTGTCGCGTTGTCGACCCAGTACTGCTGGATGGTTGGGGGCACAATGACGTAGACGTCGCTGGCAAGCGTGCCAACGAACTTGTACGCGATACGGTTTAGCTCCGATCCGGCGAGCGTGTAGTTGCCGCCGGTGACGCTGATCGACGTGTAGTCAAAGGCGAAGATGGCCTGCTGCCCGAGGCCGATCGTGTACCACTCCGTGCCGTCGGTAATGACGGTGGCGCTGTCGCCGGGGCGCAGCGTCAAGTTCGCGCCGCTGTTGATAAGCTCGGTGCCCGAGGGTTCGACAACCAGATCACCGCCGCCCTCGTTACGAACGAAGACAAAGAAGTTGTTCCCCGCCGACGCGGCGGTCAGCAGGTTGAGCGTGCCGGAGCCGGTGCCCGTCCAAACAAAGGCGCTGGCGCGGTTCGAAGTGGCCACCGTGAGGCCGGTGGTCGAGAAGGTCGTAACCGGCAGCGACTGCGAAAGCGTGCTGTCCGTGACGGTCAGGCCAAAGCCCGCGAGTGAGGACGGCTGCACCGTGGCAGTGGAGGCTCCGAAGCGGAAGACGCGCCATGTCCCTGCGGGCGTCGTGGTCGCGGCCAGATAGAGCTGCCACTGTTCGCCGAAGTCTACGGTCGCGAGGGTGTTGCCCGCGTTGTCCGTGACGAAGAAACTCTCCGCGCCACTCAAGTTGTTAAACAGGATCGTCTGGCCTGCGCCGGTCAGGGTCGCGTCTGGCAGAACAATGTTCCAGCCCGAGGTGTCGGGCGTAACGTCGAGGATGCGGGCGGCAGGCGGCAGCTCTCCCGAGCTTTCGAGCGGCCATTCCAGTTCGATGTTAGCGTCAAGCGCGACGGCCAAATACGAAACGTCGGATGGGTAGATGGTGTTGCCACCGAAAACGGAAGTGTATGACACCTCTTATGCCTCCTTACGCACAGCTGCACGATCGAGGATCTTTGCAAGATCCTCGCCATTGAGCATCGCAGCGGCGCGGTCGTAATACTGCTGCCACGTTGCGATGCGGTCGTCGTTCTTCAAGAACGGGGTCGCTTCGAGCAACGTGCCATACAGCAAAAGCTGTGGTGCGTATTCTGTCAGCCAGTTGGTTTGGATGCTGTCGTCGAGCAGCGGGGGCAACTCGTAATACAGCACCTCGAAAGGGTACTCCTGATCGGGCGTTGGCACAATCAGCCAGTTGGAATAGTTGTAATCGGCGTAGAACTGCGGCGTGTCCGTCTGGCTCTCATTGGGCCAATAGGCGCGGCAGTACTCATAGTCGCGGGCGTAGAGCGACGTGCGGTTCGCCAAGTTGTCGCCGGTGCCGATGTTGATCGAGACCGTGTCGCGCCAGCGGTCGGGCTTCGGGTAAACCGACTGCCCGACCGTCAGCGTGTCTGTGACGACGTTGATGAAGCCTTGGATCTTCAGCTCGCGAGAGATCCGGCGCTCGGCCAGATTGATCAGACGCGGGATCTGCTCGTAGACGACAGGGTCCGAGGCATAGGACGCACCACGCTCAAGGTAGCGTCGCACGTCCTCCTTCAGGGTTTCGAAAGTCATCGTCGTAGCCATAGGCCGTCCTTATAGCAGTTCTGTAGAGATTTAACAGCGTCTCACTTAATCAATTCAGGAATAGCAGCTGCAATCGCAGCAACGACGGCGAGGATCACGGCCAGCTTGCCTTTCCCGAGCTTCTTCGGCGCGTCGCCGTCCATCGGCAGGATCTTGTTGGTGGCCTCTTTGAGGGCCGCATCTTTGACCTTTGAGACAATCAGTTTCTTGAGGTTCATGGTAATCTCCTTAGAGCCAAGCTGCGTATTTCTTGGTCTTAGCTTTGCGGTCTTCGAGGCCGTGTGTGCCCCCGTTGATCCGCTTCGTCAGTGCGAGGATCGCGGCGTCGTTGATGCCTTGGTCACAGATCGACCACAGCTTGTTCGCGTCGAAGAACCACAGGGCGCTTTCAAAGCCGAGTTCGGTAGCGACGAGGTCTGGGTTGTCCAACACCTCTTGTTCGCGGCCAATGTACCGACCGAATGCGCGGTAGTTGTTCTTGCCCGTGAGTTGGAGGGGGCCTCGGCCTTTGTATGCGAAACCTTCGCCGGACGCTTCGTCGCCATTGCCCATGCGGTTGGCATAGACACGGTTGGCAATCTTGGCTGGCTGGCGCTCATAGGCCTTGGCCATTGCGTCGGTTGGGAAATACTTCCCGAAGATGCCGCGCAACCCCCTCGCGCCATAGTTCAGGTTTTCGCTGAATGCCTTGAAGTTGCCGCTTTCATGCGCGCATTGAGCAAAAAAGTGGGCAGCGCGGTTTTTGTTTAGTTTGAAGTAGGATGCGGCAGCCTTCAGCGTGCCGGGGCCGAAAGCCCCGTCAGCCGTTACACCAATCTTCTTCTGAAGTTCAATCATGCTCATTTGCCAGCACTCCGCCAATCAGGGAAATCAAGTTCATCGACGACGCCGTCGCCGTTCGCATCGTAGCGCATGTCATTACGGTACTTTTCCCATGGCTCCATGTCGTCATCGTCGTCCTCTTCTTCGGCGAAGATTGTTCCGGCGGGGAGGCCACGGTCGATAGGGGTGTCAACGGGTGCTTCTGGTTCCATATCCGGCGTCAGGTCGAGCGGCGCGGGCGGGGGTGAAGCAGGCTCTTCTGGCTCAGGATCGTTGCGGTCTTCAGGCGGTGGCGGAACGAGTTCGCCCTTCATGCCCATCAGGGTGGCGTAGGAGCCAGCCACCGCGCCGACAACCGAAGTCATCACGTATGACAGCAGGCCGAACACGTCTTTATTGTCGATCACTTCGTTCGATACAAACAGGCCCGCAATCATGGCACAGGTGATCGCGACGATGACGAAGGCCATCGTGCGGGCAGCAAGCCATAGCGCCTTAATTCGCGCATCAAGCAGTTTATCTTCCATCTTTAGTCCTTTCCGGCCAGCGGGTTCGCCAGCGTCTTTTGAATACGTGCAGCGGTCTCCGTCTCAAGTTCCTTGATCCGACGCTGCTGGTCCTTATCCTGCTCGCGCAGTTGGTCGATGATAGCGCGCTGCATGGCCATGTTCTGCGCGTCGCTGTTCCGAACGCTGCTCGACACCGCGTCAACGGTCTGGCGCGTTGCGCCCACGCTGCTGGAGATCGAGCCGGTCAGGTAGTTCAGGGCTTCGCTGTTGCCTTTGGTCAGACGCTCGACGCTTGTGACGCGCTCGTCCAATACCGAAATGCGGCCTTCAATGCCCGACAGGTCTGGCGGCACATACGCCGCTGTGACTTCCTTCATGGTCAGGAACTGCTGGTACACCTGAAAGCCAGCCCACAGGCCGCCGATAACCGTCGAGAACGCGGCGAAGATAATGGCAATTTTACCACTGCTCAGTTTACCAATGCTGAAGCTGAAGCCGCTCTCGTCAAAAGAGACCTTTGGCTCCTCATCTGTACTGCTCATCTACCATCTCCTGCCAACGGGCATCGTTTGTCTGCATCATGCGATACATCTCAAAGTTCGCGTCCCGCAGCACACGTCTGCGGTATATATCACGAATTGCGTAAAAGTCAGCCCTATCTTGCAATGACGCCTGCGTGTACGCGGCGAAGCCCGGTACGGCCCCCATCGCTGAAATGGTTTCGCTCTCGCTGTCCGACACGCCACTGTCGGACTGCGGCGCGTTTCCGCCAGAGACTGTCGGCTGGGACGAACCGAGGCCGAGCGCCTCGACCGTGTTGGACACAGACATCGGGCT